CCAAGCGTTCGAGGAAGGGCAAGGCTGGGCAGATAGTGGTCAGGAGCCTGAGTGGCGTCACGCACAACTCCGCTGCGATGCTAGCTAGGAAACTGGAGAACTCCATCAGCTCAGGAAGAGAAGACCTGATAGAGAAGCTAGAAGCTTCTGCTTCCACCAACCAGACCATCAAGCAGGTGATTAGCCTGCTGACTAAGCGCCCGGACTTCTCCCTGGCCCGAGCTATAGCCGAAGCAGGAGCGGATGTGGCGAATGTCCTCGACAACTATGCCAAGGGTGCCCTGGCGCTGCAGAAGATGGAGACCGTGCTCAGCCTCTACAAGGAGATGCCGGTACTGGTAAGGGACATCCTGCGGCATGCTATCGACAAGGAGACCACCTGCGAGGTCTGCTTGGGAGCAGGACAGGTCCCCTACAAAGCAGGAGCTAACAAGCTTAGCCAAAGCTGCCCGAGATGTGGGGGGTCAGGGAAGGCTATGCAGGCCTCTGAACACAAGGAGTTCGCAGTCCAGAAGGTGCTGGAAATGTCAGACATGCTCCCCAAGCGGGGCGCTCCAATGGTGAACGTAAACCAAGCTGTCCAAGTTAACCAGGCTGGAGGAGGTGATCTTCTTGCGAGGCTGTCTAAGGCCGCTGATGACATTCTTTATTCTGGCGCTGCTCCTGGGAACGCTGGGAGCCGGTCTTCTTTTGGGGATGTTGTTGATGCTGAGCTGACAGAGGAGGCTGGAAGCTAGGATGTACTCCCTAGCAGTGGTGGAGAAGAACCGCCTGAAGCTGGAGTCCAGCCTGGGCCTAGAGCTGCCCTACTGGAGCTACCAGGAGGTGAGAGACTTCTCCCTGAGGCTGAAGGGCAAGTTTGCAGAGGATGGAGTCCAGCTGGAAGCCCTAAGCCCCGAGGAGCAGCACTTTATCACTTCCAGCAGGCTCCTGGCCAAGATCGACTTTAGGTTCTTCCTAACCCGCTTCTGCATGATTCTGACTGACCAGAAGAAGCTAGAGCCAGTGGTGCCCTGGCCATCCCAGGAGAAAGTCCTGAAGGTGCTAGCTGACGAGGAGCAGCGGCAGGATGAGTTCGGGGTGGTCAAGATCCCTATAGCGCTGTTGAAGTCTCGGCAGGTGGGTGGGACTGTACTAGGGGAAGGGCTAGTAGCCCATATGGTGTTCCTTAATGCCAACACCCAGGGCCTGATAGCTTCCGACCACCCAGACACCTCCCTTAACCTCTACCATGTGCTGACCCGGATCTACGACAACATGCCACCCTGGTTCAGACCCCCGATCAAGGGGAGGGTAAAGGGCACCCACTTGCACTTCCCTGACCTTGACAGTGATGTGCTGGTCGGGGCAGGGAACCAAAAAACCACCATGGGTCAGGGCATGAACATTGACATCTGCCACCTGACCGAGCTGTCCACCTGGGAGTTCCCCAGCTACATTGACGAAGACCTGATGCCTGCGTTCAACTCCAGCAGGAAGCACCACTCGGTGATCCTGATGGAAAGCACAGGAGCTGGCGCAAAGGGAAACTGGTTCCATGACCACTTCATGGCTGCATGGAAGAAGAAGACCTCTTTCAAAGCAGTCTTTGCTGCGTGGTACCTCCGCCCAAACAACAGGGTACGCTCCGAGGGCTTCGAGTTCCTCCAGCACACCCTGGACATGGCTAAGCGCGTCCAGCAGGAGTCTGGGGAAGCTCTTGACAAGGAGCAGCTAGCCTTCTACCAGTACACCCGGAGGGACTTCGAGGAGAAGGGGGAGCTAGAGAAGTTCTACCAGGAGTACCCTTCCACGGTGGAAGAAGCCTTTCAGACAGGGGTAAAAGCAGCATTCCCCCTGGAGCTTCGCAGCAAGCTCAGGGACCGGGTCAGGGTCCCTGTCTTCGTGGGGGAGATCAATCTCCTCACTGGGAAGCTGAAGAAGGTAGACGTGGAAAGCTACTTGGCCAGCGAGGATCCTGGGAAGTGGGAAGGCCGACTGGTGATATGGGAACTCCCTAAGAAAGGCCGCTTCTATGTGGTAGCAGTGGATGCTTCCCATGGGATGGACGCGGACAACGCTGCCATAGAAGTCCTAAAAGTAGGCACCAGGAGGGAGAAAGATGAGCAAGTTGCAGAGTGGGCAGGAGACTTGCCCCCTGGAGATTTGGCAACGGTCGCGGGGATTATCGGACGAATTTACCGTGATAAGGATGCCGATTTGGACGCGCTCATGGCCGTCGAATGCAATCCAGGTTCTCCCGGCACCACCACCCAGCTGGTCCTCCAGCAGCTCGGCTACAACAACTTCTATATGTGGCGTCGTCCTCATGCAGCCACAGGAGGGGAGACCCTGGTTTATGGCTGGTGGACTACCCCTGCCACCAGACCGCTGCTAACTAACTTGCTAGTGGAGTACCTAAAGAAGGAAGAGATCCAGATCAACTCCCCCCAGCTAATCGAGGAGATGGGGACCTTTGTGAGAACTAGGACTCCAAGTGGGAAGGTCCACCTGGCAGCCTTCGAGGGCTACCATGATGACCGACTCCTGGCCCTAGCTATAAGTCTCTATGTAGCCCATGAGGATGACGTGGTGAACCTCGCTGATGAGAGAAGGCGTTCCGAGGAGGCCAGGAAGCTCTCTGCAGCCAAGCCCAAACCCAAGCAGATCTGGCAGGCTGCTGCCAGCATGGCCTCAGGGGAGTCGGTGGAAGGCCTCTACCAGAAGGCCTGGGACGCCGCCGAGCAGCTTGCAGGTGTTGACAAGGACTAGGGAAGTAGCTAAACTAACAGTCCAGAAAGGTAGGACCCGTGTTTATCAATATCCAGGTCTCAGACGAGCTTTACACGAAGTATGCCGAGAAGGCTCCTGACCGGCCCCAGAGAGCAATGGCTGACACTCTGAAGGCCTTCGTGGACCTAGAGCCAGGAGAGGCTATGGTGGTGCTCAGGGCTGAGACGCTGAGAGAGGTGTCCCGGATCCTAGGTCATCCCATCAGCACCCCCAAGGAGCTGCTGGAGCACCTGACCCGCTCGGAAAGGGTCACCCTAGGCGAGGGAATCGAGGTAGAGCTTAACCCCGGCCAGCGGGCCCGACTAAAGGCCCAGGCAGAGTTTTTCAAGCAACCCCTGGAAGAGTTTGCCAAGAAGCAAGTGGCAGCTGGGGTGGTTGCCATAGTTGGACCATAGGAGGCCTAAGTGGCATTTGTAGAAGAAGTCTTCAAGAACGGAAGCAAGTGGTACGGGGGCTCCACTGGTCACGAGTACTCCCCCAGCGAGATTGAGACCAAGGGCTGTTGCAAGTGGAGCAAGCCCTCTTTCCACGCCCCAGACTCGGTGACTCTAGAGATCGAGAGCGAGGACCAGGAAGCTCCATCGGGGAACGGCTGTGGGAAGCGCTAACATGAGAAAGCTCCTGATGGCGCTGGTGCTCCTAGCGCTCCCCTCCCTGGCTAGTGCCCAGGTCAACTATGTGGTGAATGCCTACGACCTGACTGCCACTAGCTTTACCTACTGCACCCAGGTTGACTCAGTAGCTTCCCCGACTTGTGGGACGGCTGCCACTGACGGCTGGATCCGGGTTCCTGCTATCGGCCCCCAGGGTGGAAAAGTTCTCACCGCTGTGGTAGAGTGGGTAACCAAAGCAGCCACCTCCCTGGAGTACCAGGTAGAGTGCAAGCTTACTGCTTCCGGTCTCCCCGTGGTGGTGGAAAGCTCCAACACTATCGGCTCGGCCACCCAGGAAGCTGTAGTGATCTGGGCGCACAACTGGCACTCCTGCAGGGTGGGCCTGAAGCTGACCACTGACAGTGGGACTAACTCGGTTACCTCCTACATCGTGCAGAACTAGCAGAGGTTGATATGAAGAAACTCCTTCTAGCTGGGCTCCTTGCCCTGCTCCCTCTGGCAGCTGCAGCCCAGGGGACTACTTACTCTCCCTCCCTTGGAGGGGGTACTGCCTTCACAGGTGGGGCTATCACGAGTGCCCTGGCAGCCCCCGCTGCGGACAACTGCGCGGCGGTGCCCTACAGCTTCACAGGGGACACCAACACGGGGCTCTGCACCTCCGCTGCGGACACGTTCAACCTCTACACTGCTGGGGCGAGCCGCCTGAGCGGGAACAGCACGGCGCTGACGAGCACGGTGCCTGTGAGAACTACCGCCAACGGGGAGGGGTTTACAATCAATTTCCCCACCTTCCCAGTTGTTGGTATTGGTAGGAATGCTACAGTCGGGGGTCTGTCGTTGTATGCAAATGGGGTTGCTGATGCTTCCAGCGCACTAGTCGGACAGTTCGGACATATTGTTCCGTCTGGTTCGTACTACTCATGGACATCAGGGGCAGTTACGGCATCACTTGATACATACCTTATGCGGGACGCTGCTGCGTCTATTCAACTTGGAGCAGATGTCAACGGCTCTGCGGTCGCCCAGACCCTCAAGGCTCACGACGGCATCACGGGAAGCGACATCGCAGGAGCAAACTTTACTCTGGCAGGTGGAAGAGGCACCGGAGCCGGCGCACCGGGCAACCTCATCTTCCAGACGAGCACGGCTCTTGGCCCTGGCGCCACCGCTCAGACCCTCGCTGACCGGCTGACCATCTCGCCTACGGAGGTCACGAGTACGGTGCCGATTGTTGCTCCAGTCGGTCTAGTGGGAACTCCGAGTTATACATTCACGGGGCTTACTAACACGGGAATGTATGCTGCGGCTGGGCCATATCTGCAATTCGCCATAGGCGGTGTCCGTGCGTTCTACATTTCCGGTACTACTATCGCTCTGGAGCTACCGATTACAGGTGTTGGGTCGGGGTCGGGAATTGGCACAACTACAACACCATTTACCGTCGCGTATATAAGCGGGCGGGGAATCCAGGGTTCATCTAGTAAAACGCTCGTTGACAATACGGCGACAGCTTTCACCAGACTGGCCGTGGCGGATGATGACTACGAGGGTTGTGAGTTGGTCTATACAGCCTATGCCGAGGATGCAGATGGAGACGCCCGGCAGACGCGAACGGGCACTGTTTCCGTGGCAGTTCTCAACAATAGCGGGACGGAAACGGCGGCATTCAGCACAGGGGACTCGGCCGTAGCAGTCACGGCGGGGACATTCACCTGTACCTTCGATTCTGCGGGCGGGACGAATACCATAGACCTCCGGGTTACCTGCGACACGTCGCTCGACGCAGCCGCCGAAACTCTGACCTTTGAGTCCCGACTCGATTGTCCGTCTACTGTCACCGTTACCCCGCAGTAAGATGCTCCCTCTCCTCCTCTCTGCCGCGCTGCTCGCCGGAATCGACTACACCCGTGGGGTGGGGGAGAAGGACAAGCCTGCTCTGGCAGTAGCTGCTGAAGCGAGATCAAAGTGGCTAGTAGCAGAAGTCCTTTATGTGGATTCTCCCAAGCTGGAAAGTGGTCAAGGCTACCTAGCTACTGCTGCAGTGGAGTTGGTTAGCCCCTGGAAGCTGCTCGCAGGAGCTAGATACTCTTACCGAGAAGGGGGTCCCTGGCATAAGCAGACTCTCTGGGGGCGCGCAGGAATCAGAGTAGGCTCTTACACTCTCCTAGCAGAGCATGCCTTTAACAGCCCCAACCAGGAGAACAAGCTGGAGGGCAGGATGCGACTCTTCTCCAGGCCTCTAGCAGCGGAGTTTAGGATGTTTGTACTTTTCCATTCAACCGGGCGAGGGGCTGGATGGTCCCTGCTGCTCGGCAAGGAGATCTAAAGATGAAGAAGGCTCTTACACTGGGACTTTTCCTCCTGGCTGCGGTAGCGGCGGCGGGCACCTACACGATCACCACCTCTACTGCCCAGGACACCCGTCTGGAGCGGCACCGGGTTCGAGTGAACAAGGCGACGTGTACCGCCGCCGGACTTCCGGCCAACTGCACTCAGGCGCAGGCGCGCGTCACGAATCCGGGCGTCAACATCTACTCGTCCGTTCAGGACATGATTGACCGGCTTGTGCTCCAGGACTTCCTGAATGCCCTTCGCTTGGCCGACACGGCTGACGACTCTACTCAGTTCTGCGCCTGGTTCAACGCAGCTTCGACGGCGAATAAGAACTCCGCGTGCGCCCTGGCTGGGCTTCCGAACGGGTGTGAACTCTGCAACTGAGGCGACCATGAAGACCCTGCTCCTCCCCTTGCTTTTCATCACGTTCATCAAGGATAACCCTGGCTTCATAGCATGGCTAGTGGGGGGGCTTTTTACAGTCATCTTCGCCACCATAGGAGCCTACTGGGGACTTATAGCGTCCAGGCTGAACAAGCTAGAAGCAACAGATGCTAACTTGGCGGCTAGGGTTGGAGAAGTTGAAGTAACCTTGGGGCGATACGAGGAACATGTTGGCACTGGTGATCTCCTCCTCCGCCAAATCGGAGAAAGGATTGATCACCATATGACTGCAGAAGAGGACAAAGTCTGGAGTGGAATAGACAACCTGGCAAATCAGCTCTCTGAGATGCAGAAGGAAAACCTACAAGCCCACGCGTACCTCACGGAGCGGCTAACTCGGGTTGAAACCAAGATGCCCAACGGGCAGCTTGACAAGATGCTTCAAATGCTTCAAGTCCTCACAGATAGGAGATAACCAGCATGTTGTGCGAAAAGTGCGGAAAGACCCTGGAAGTTGGTAGCTGGCCCTTTTGCCCCCACCCTGGGGAAGTAAGCCTGGTCACCGAGAAGACCTACCCTTTCACCACGAAGCACTTCACCGGGAAGCCCATAGAGGTGACCTCCCGGGCGCACGAGAAGGCTCTCATGCAGCAGCACGGAGTGGTCAAGCGGGACGACTGCGGATGGCTCACCAAGGAGTATAAGGGCTGGGACAGGCGCTCTGGAAAGCAAGTGTACAGTGAAAGCTCAGGAGTGGGCTTGCCCGGCTGCTGGGTATAGAGGGAGCCAATGGCTGCTGAACTAAGTGAAAAAGAGCTATCAGTAGAGGAGCGTGAGCGAGGGCTGCTCAGCTGGCTTAGGCTGAAGTACGGCGAGGGGATGAGTGCCCTTCGCAAGGAGAGAGCTTTCGACCAGCTTCCCCTGGCAGTCCAGTACATCGAGGGCAAGCAGCAAGCCCCAGGCGGGAAGGCCCTAAGCAAGCTCACAGACAACCGGCTGAGAAAGCTCGCCCTAGAGACCGCAGCCACCATGACGGATGTCCGTCCCATATGGAACTACGAGACCTTCGCGGATGAGTTCTCCAAGCAGGGGGAAGTGCTAAACCAGCTAGCCCGCGCATGGTGGAGAAACACCAAAGCCGATAAGCGCCTGGTCAGCATCCTCCTCTACGGCCTCGCAGGGGGAAGTGGCTATGGGCTGCTAACCTACAATGCTGAGCTGGCAGGCGGCCAGGGTGACCTGGAGCTGGTGCCCTTCGACCCTCGGGATGTCATCCCGGTGGACCCTACCTACTCAGACAGCGTGCAGGACTGGAGAGGGATCATACTGCGCCAGCGCCTGCCCCTGGAGACGGTGAAGCGGATGTTCCCCTCGAAGGCCCCGAAGCTGGAAGGGAAAGAGACCTCCTGGGGACCTATTGACATGCGAGCCCAAGGCTCCACCTCTCAGAGCTTCCTGGTCAGCCCACAGTGGGATGTCCTGGATGGGAAGAAGGGTGGCCCAGAAGCTCCCGGCATCGACGTGATGCGGGCCTACCTGAAGGATGACAGCCTGAACCTTACCGCGCAGAAGATCACCCTTGGAGAGGGGGACTGGGCTTATGATGTGTACCCGATGGGGGCGGTCAAGCCTGACGGAACCCTAGCCACGAAGCAGGACGCTAGGCTCTACCCCAGGGGGCGGCTGGTCATCTTCACTCCAGAGTGTGTGCTGAAGGATATCCCTAACCCCCACTGGCATGGGAAGTTCCCGGTGATACGGTTCACCCTGGATCCGCTGCCCTGGAGCCTCCTTGGGGCGTCCATCATCGGGGACCTCATCCCGCTGCAGGACTCCCTGAACGAAGCCCTCAGGGGTGCAGATGATGGCCTCCAGCAGTGGGTCCGCAGGAGCGTGGCAGCTGACAAGCGAGCCATGCCCAAGAGCGCCCTTGACGCTCTAGACACCCGGCGTGCCGGTGTCAAGATGCACTACAACCCCGCAGCAGGGGAGCCCTTCAAGCTCCTCGATGGCCCAGACCCGGCGGTGTTCAAGATCTACGGTGACCACATCCAGTTCCTCAAGACCGAGATGGAGGACACTGGAGGCCTCGCGGGAGTGAGTGCCCTGGCTCAAATGGGCCAGATGCCCTCCGCGGACACCATGGAGCGCTACATGGAGGCCCTTTCCCCAATCCTGCGGCTCCGCGCTAGAAACATGGAGCTTGCCCTGGCAGACCTCGCGGAGATGCTAAAGGTGGGCTTCTTCCAGTGGTACACTGCACCTAGGCGCATAGAGCTTCTCGGCAAGGACGGTCTCACCCGGGAGGACTTCGACTACGACCCAGGGAGCATGGTTCCCTCTGGAGAGCCCAAAGCTGACGGCTCCCTTCCCCCCAGGATGGAGCTAGCCATGGAGCATCACAAGCTCTTTAGCTTCCAGGTGGCCCCCAACAGCTGGCTTAATGTCTCCCATGCCCAGCAGAAGATGTTCTACCTCCAGCTCTTCAGGGCGCAGATGCTTGACCCCTGGACGATCTGGGACCAGTTCGATGTCCCGGATGCTGGGCCGATGCCTGCAGAGACAGTCCCAGAGAGGATCATTGCAGCCCGTGAGCAGGGCCTGATGCAGGGTCCAACCCCTGAGATCGTCCAGACTGGCCTTGCACTGCAGCTCGCTCAGCTCCAGCAGCAGCTCATGATGATCCAGCAGCAGATGAATGCGCCTCCTGGAATGCCCCCACCGCAGGCAGCACCCCCAGGCCCAGGAGGTCCTCCACCCGGCGGCCCAAAAGTTCCGGGCCCCCGAAGCCAGGGGGGCCGAGCACCTAGTGGACAGGTCCCGCCACACTTCGAAACTCGGGACGGCGGCACTAGGCCTATCATCGCGGAGAGTTGACACTTCCAAGCAGCTGCTGTACACTTAACCACGCGCTAAACGCGTAAAGGAGGCCAAATGGCTAAAGGCACGGGCGAAGTCAGAACGCCCTTCAAGGACGCAATCTTCAAGCCTAAGGGTGGGATGTCCAGCCCCACTCCCGTAAATCCGAACAAGTCTGGCAAGAAGTAGGCATCACATGGCGTCGATGCCGCCGTTGAAAATGGGTGGTCCCCCTCCGGGTGCTACTCCCCAAGGGCTGAGCAGCATGCTCCCGCCCGGGGGAGGTGCTCCTGCAGGTGGTGACCTTGGTGGGGCTAAACCAGAGGGCGGCTCTGGAGGTCTCAAGGATGTCTTTGACGAAGTCCAGGGAGTCCTGGACGCGTTGGCTAGCATTCTCCCCGAGCAGGCACAGGAACTTGATGATATCAAGAATCGCCTAGCGGAGGTACTAGCGAAGGCAATTTCCGGTGGAGCTAGTTTCCAGGGTTCAACGGGAGGCGGGATGCAGAGTCCCGCTAGCCCCAGTTTCCCTGCCTAGTAAACCCCAGGAGGTTCTAAGCAGTGTCCAAGAAAGAAGACGAGAAGTTCCAGGCGTGGGTGGACGAGCTTTCTAAGCAAGTAGAGGAAGACGAGAAGGAAGCCTTTCAGGGTTGGGTTGCTACTAAATCCGCCCGGGAAGCCTACCGAGGCTACTTGAGGGAGCAGGAGTTCCACCGGAAGTACAACGAAGTCCAGCAACAGGCCAAGGAGGTCGAGGATGCCAAGGAGCAGCTAGCTGCTTGGTACGAGGAAGAGTCCCCTAAGAACGAGGCTCTTCTCAAGGAGCGCGACGAACTTAAAGCTCAGCTCGCTGAGCTAGGTCTCGAAGGCCCTCCCCCGGCTACCAGCACACCCGGCTTTTCACTTTCGAAGGACGAGTTCACGGCGCTCAAGGCGAAGGCGGACAAGGTAGAGGCCCTAGACAAGCTCATTCCTGCAGTGCTTGCAGACATGGGCGCGGTCATCAAGGACTCTATCAAGAACAACTTCGACGTTGATCCCCGTGAAGTGATCCAGCTTTCACTTCGGCAGGGCATTGAACCTTACCGAGCCTTTGAGATCCTGACAGCAGAAGAGAGGCAGAAGCGACATGAGACCTCCCAGGAAGCTGAACGGAAGAAGTGGTTCGAAGAGGGGAGACGTTCTGCGATGACTAAAAACAGCCCCGATCATCTTCAGCCTTCCGGTCCTTCGGTGGTTGACTATCTACAGGGCCTTAATAAGGAAGCAGCGAAGCCCTCAGCGCAAGCTGACCGGGTCAGTGCAGCCCTTAAGGAATTCGTAGATGCCAGCTATTAGAGCGGAAGTCCCCGAGGGGGCCTTTCAAAGGAGTTAAATAATGGCGTTTCTTGACGCTGTAAACACCATCACGCGGAAGACGATCGTCCCCGGGATGGTTGACCAGGTTTTCAAATCTGGTCCGACCATGGCGTACATCAAGCGGAACTGCCTGGCTAAGTACCAGGGAGGCCCCAGCTGGCAGGAGAACTTCCTCTATGGCATGATGGATGTTCAGGCGTACAACCCCGGTGAGGATTTCGACTTCATCGAGCAGCAGATCTTCACGGGTGGCACGGTCACTCCTCGGTACTACAACGTCCCGGTTCCTGCCCTTCTAGAGAAGGTCAAGATCGAGATGGCTGGTCCTGAGGCGGTGTTCAACTACATCGACACCATCATGCAGGCTGCGGCGCACACGATGAGCGCCAAGCTGGCGATCGACATCTTCCGCAACGGACAGGCTTCGGCGACGGGCCACCTGGTTGACCGCTCCAAGTACCTCAACGGTCTCGACGAGGCGCTTTGCGACGGCTACACGGCTGGACCCTTCACCTACTACTACCCCACCTACCTCACCCTGACGCGCAACGACGCCAACATCGGCTCGGCGCTGAACAGTCCCAAGACTGCCAGCACCTACAACCCGATCGGCTACGTGGCGGGCAACGTCGCGGGCAGCATCAGCTACCCCATCCTTGAGCAGGCCTACAACTCCTGCGTCTACGGCACCGAGAGCCCGGACCTGCTGGTCACCACCAACAAGGGCATGAGCCTCATCAAGCTGGCGTTCCACTCCCAGCAGCGCTACGAGGGGACCTCTGCGGACTTCGGCTTCCAGGGGGTGAAGTTCAACGGCTCCACCATCTTCCAGGATCGGTACGCGCCCTCGGCAGAGCTGGTAAGCGCTCAGGAAGCGGCTAAGCTGGGACGTGGTACTTCCGGCGTAGCTGAGATCACTGGTGAGACGATCTACTTCCTTAACACGAAGTACATCCGATTCTACGTTTCCACGGATCCCCTCTTCGGCTTTGGCTTCACGGGCTTCCTGCCCGCGCAGGACAACTCCCGGGTAGTGGGTCACTACAAGTTCGCTGGCAACCTGACTGTCCAGGCTCCGCGCCTCATGCGCGTACTCTGGGGCATCACCTAACCATAGAACTTTACTTCAGGGTGGAGGAGCATGGCGCTCCTTCCCCCTTTCCTTAAGGAGGAAAAAGCATGGCGACTTTTCAGAAGGACGGGCTCTGGGTTCAGGGTGGTAGTGGCAAGCTTGAGAATGTCAGCGAAGACACGCCCTTTGTCCCCGGGCAGGTCGGGCGGGTGATGTCCATCCGCAGCACGGACAGCAAGGT